CGATTGACCCGCAAGACCAGTCAATGATGTGCGCTATTGTTGCTATGTTTTACGCTTCGTTGGATATGAAAGTTGAAGCGTATGTTCCAACAGCAAAGGACACATTTACAAACCGCCGCAAAATTAAAAAAGGAAAACTGCCCACATACGATTGGCACACGGTAGTAATTGAACCATCAAAACCAAAGCAAGAACACCAAGGCGGCACACACGCAAGCCCACGAAGGCATCAAGCAAGAGGTCACTGGAGAACCTACAAATCAGGTAAACGCGGCTGGGTCAAAGAATGTTGGCGAGGCGATGCAAGTAAGGGTGCAGTGTTTAAAGATTATGAACTCAAGGAGAAGAACATATGATCGAGTTATCAGTAACAGATGTACTGTTGTTTGCTTGGGCAGCTATTGCCACAGTCTTTGCATTCAAGTACAAAGAAGAAGCTCACATGAGCAAGTATGTAATTCACAAGATTCTTAGCGATAAGAAACTTAGAGAAGAGATGACAGAAGGCTACGAGAAAGTACAGAAGGGGATGGAAGCATGAATGTAGTCTCACTATCAATTTGGGATCCAAAGAAAAAGTGTAAAGTGCTAAACCCTAAAGCATTTGAAGTAGAGGAAAACATGGCTGAATACAAAACAATACTTGCACCTGGAGCACCCTGGCCTACTCAAGCAGAGAAGCCAACTAAACCAGTCAAAAGAGTGCGAGCACCTCGTCCACCAAAAGACCCAAGTAAACAGTCCCTAACAGACAGAATGTTTGAACAATGGTTAGCTAAAAACTCAGGAGTAAATGATGGCAAATGAAGCAGGCAAAGGTGACAAGCAACGACCAACAGATCACAGGTCTTTTAGCTACAACTTTGATTTAATCTTTAAGAAGAAAACTGATGACAAGAAGACCGATAGGGTTGTCGATCCCACACAGGAAAGTGGACAAGAACAATTACCTGGAACTAGCCAAACAACACATGTCTAGAGACAGGTTTGGTACTTGGTCAGTGACTGACGCAGAGTTGCAAAGCTTTGCAGAAGCAGTAGCTAAACAAACAAGAGAGAAGAAATGACACAAGATGAAATCATTGAGATGGCTAGAGACATAGCTACGCAAGCAAGCAAAGTCGGCCCTTATCGCACTTGGACACATGAATATGCCATGAGCTTAATCATGCAATTGGTGGATGCCAGCGCAGCTAAAGAGCGTGAGGCGTGTGCATTGATTGCTGAAACTCCTATTGGTGAGTATGAAGTAATTGTCGCCTGTGGCTCAGAACCAGCGCCGCACCGCATCCCTCGTTATTTGGACAGCATTGGTTTGGCAAAAGCAATCCGAGCAAGAGGTGAAGCATGAACAAGATCGGTGGCGACCCGATACACATCTTGCGTATTGCTCAATGGGTATTTGACAAACTTAGAGGTCAAAAATGAGCAAGCCCCGCAAGAAGTACAAACCAAAAGGTGTCCGTATGGATGCAGTCAGTTGGGTTCTAAAAGGACTACAACCATTTAAGACGGTAGAGTACAGCACAACATTACGGATCAAGAATCATGCAGCTATGGATGCTCTTCGTAAAGGAGATGCAACGATGGCGGATATTGACATCCTTATCGGAGCGTTCAATATGTGTGAGGCTTACATCATGTTAAGACCAGAGCTAGGTGCAGACTGGAGTGATGAGATCAAAGCAGGCTTAGATGCTCTACACGCAGTAGGTGTACGTGGTGCTATGAGTAAACGTTTTATTCTGAAGGCTGATGAATTGGTTGCTATGAACTTAGTGATGGAAATTCACGATGCTCAACTAGACAGCACAACTATCACTGACATGGAAAAAGCGATGGACCTCGTAACACGCGAATACCGGGCTAAGCGCATGAGGCCCATCGTAACTAGCGAACAGAAAAAGTTACTAGTAACTCAAGCTAAACAAGAAGAACAAACTTCTAATGCTTGATTAGTGTGGGCTACTCGGTCATCAAGACCGATAGTCCCACCATTGATCTTCTTAGTAAGAGCTACCCAGTTACCTGCTTCAGCTAGGTCATTGCAACCATGAGTTGACCAGAACCAACCAGCAGTCAAAGCAGCGTACTTGGGAGTAGCAACCAGGTCTGGCTCCATAACAAAGTCAACACCAAGGGCTTGACTTGCGTGATAGTAGTTAGCATGTCCAGTCAATTGGATGCAACCCCTGCCACGAAAACGATAGCCATCCCCTGATGCCTCATCCCTGTTTCCCATACGATTCGAGTACACGCTGTTGGCAATCTTACGAGGATTTTTTTCGTACTGCTTAGCAAACTCAAGAGTAGGGAAACGTTTAGGCCACAGTTTACAAAGAGTCTCAGCACGGTAGTTAAGATTCTCTTCAAGGATACGGAAGTTACCACACTCGTGACCACACTGACCAATGAAGGCAGCTTGTTGACGAGGTGTGTTAATACCAAAACGATTGAACGTTTCATTCAGAGCATCAACCCATTGAGGACCGATGTGCAGTTGTAAAAGAGCTTTAGCGTTAATCATTGCAGAGATTTCCTTATTGCTTCGTACCTGTCGATGCAGGAGTTGAGTTCGATGATGGCCCTGTCTCCTTCTGCGACGAGCCTGATAAGGTCTTCAACAGTCTGTCCGTCAAGTTCGGCTCTCTCTTGACCATCGTTGGAGGTAGTGGTGGCACATCCAGCTTTGGAGGTGACGGGGACGTACAACCTTGGGCGAGAAGCAATAATCCCAGAGAGCTTATCTTCAAACTCTTGCTTAACAGATTGGTCTTTAGCATCTTGTTCTTCCTTTAGTTTGTTCATCTCGGAGTTCTTGCTGGCAATTAGCAAGTTGTCCTCCGTTTCCTTTTTGACATAACCAGCATGGTGGCCGTACAGGTAAGCACTGAAAGCGACAGCTATAGCTCCCACTATCATCCACGGATTTGGTAGTGTTGGCATCAACGTTCTCCAGCACGGGCATTTGCAATCTCTTCACGGACATCATCAGACTCTAGGTGTGTAGCTGGAGTAGTTGGAGGAGGAGGTGGAACCCAAGACTCATCTAACTCTGGATTCTGAAATCCCATCCAGTTCATACCCTGGTTGACGGGTTGAGATACCGAGGGAGTGTTACTAGGAACGGGAGCACTAACTACGGGAGGTGTGGTTGGACTATTAGCAATAGTCTGTGCTCCAGCCTGGATACCCTTGCGACTCATCACACCACCAATACCACCAACAACTAACAGCACGATGTCATTCAACATCTTGGTGTAAGCCATGTCAATAGGAGCCATTGACTTGATAGGTTGGACAACAAAGGTAACGGAGTACAGCAGAGCAATGACAATGAACGCAAGGATCAAAGTCACTACAGCTACAACAAAACCCCATACCAGGGTTTCAATTTCTTCAACGGTCCGATGACGCTGCTGGTTGGGTTGGCTCAATTTTCTTCTCCAATACAGGGGCTACAAGATATTCAGGACACGTTTGGGTGAACTGACAACGGGGTTTCTGACACTCTGGGATATTGAATTTGTCTGGATCTTGGCAAGTGTATCGGTAACGATCTTCACATGCTACTAGTAACAGACTACTCAACAGGATCAATGCGAGGTTTCTCATTGCGTTTCTTCTCCTTCTCTTCCAATCTAATGATCATTGCTTCAGCTTTCTTTAGCTGCTTGTCAGTGTGTATCACCATGAACGACAGCACCATCAAACAAAAGATGATGAGAGTTACGATAGCAACCCAGAACCAAAATTCTTTCATAGAGTTAAATACAACCCAATCATTTCCAGTAGACCTAGCAGCATTGCTATTAGGTACACGAGCTTGTAGGTTAGTATTTCCTTTCGGTGTTCTAGTTGCCACTGTGAGTCCCGTTCTTTTCTTTCCTTGATAGAACGAGCAACATCCTGCTCCTCCAAAATTTCATCGTACTTCAGTAAGAACTCTTGGTACATTGCACCAAGTCCTAGTTCTTCTGGAGTCCCCCAAATCATAGCCTGCTTAAGCTGCTTGTTCAGCTCTTGCATCTGCCACTGCATCTCAATACGGTCAATTGCACTATCAGCTACACGCTCTGTAGTCAGAGCTTCTTCCTCTAACTCACGACAATGAGCTTTCAGTTGTCTTATAGCTTCAAAGTAAACCTTTAAATTTTCGCAGATTTCGTGGACTGCACGCGCTTGGAACTCTTCGTAGGAGAGCTCTTCTTCTGGCTGCTTAGCTTTGGATTTTTTAGGCTCTTCTTTTTTGTCGGCAATGACGGGGACGACAACGTTTGCTGCGACAGCTTTAGGTTTAGACGATCCTGTGCCTCGAAGAAGTCCAGTAATCCAGCCCCAGATTCCTGTGACTTCGGCGTAGATGGCTTTTGCGTCGGCAATTCCACCTTCGACTTGCTTCTTAAACTTTCCAATTTCAGCTTTACCTTCGCTGAGCATTTGACAACCAGCTCTGATAGCACCGACTGCACTTTGTGCCATAAGGAGAAGAGAGATTGGATCCACATTAGAAAGTTCCTAATAACAGCTTACACAATACTTGTGATAATTCCATTACTAACAGTGACTGTTTTTAAATCTGCTGTTGTAAATGTTCCAGAAGCGCCAGTATTTTGAGTAGCAATAGTTCCCAGACCTAAGTTAGTTCTAGCATCACTAGCTGTACTAGCACCTGTACCACCATTAGCAACGGCTAATGTAGCGACCCAAGAAGGAACACCAGCTGATGTCATCTGTAACACAGATGTTTCACTAGGAGGAGCTAACCTTGTCAGGTTATCAGTAGAGTTGCAATAGATGATGTTGCCAGTGCTGTACGTAGTCAACCCAGTACCACCATACTCAGGTTGAATAGGAACATCTAGCGTAGATGCTGTACCAAACACCCTATCACTTAGTTTCTGAAGCCAGTCTCTCCAGACAAAGCTCTCACCAATAGGGTTAGGAGGGATAGGAGCATTACTTGTTGCCATATTACTTTCCTAATTTTTCGTTGAGTTCAGCTCTACGTCTAACAAGAGTGTTGCCTTGTTTGATGTGCTCAGGAGTCATCTTCTCACGACCAGCTTTGATCTCTTTTTCACGATACTTCCAGGCCAACTCTTTAGTCTGCAACTCACGTTCAGCATTCTTCAGCTTACGTTGTTCAGGAGTAGAGCCGTAGACAGGGAAGCCCATTGTTCCTAGTAACGCACGCTTAGCACCTTCACCTTTAGGAGCATCCTTAGCAGCAGACACCTGGAATGGCAAAGCACCACTAGCAGCAGTAGCAATACGATTAGTAGCACTACGATCCACAAGCTTAGGAGCATTAGGCGAAGCGTACTCTGTGCCAGCAATACCAACAATCAAAGCTTTAGGAATGAAGCCAAGCTTATTGGAAAGAGTCTTATCAGGATCCATGATCCAGTGGACAGGTTCCATAGCGTGTTTCATAGCTTGCATGGACGTACCATCAGGCCACTCAATACGTGTTGGATCTTTGTTCTCCCACACAGGACGATTAGAGATCATCATGTTGATGACATTAATCAAGGTCAAGTAAGTCAAAGCAGTCTTGAACTGATACAACCTAGCGTAGTCTGCCTTAGTTGTAGGAGTCATTATTCCTTTGACACCCTCAACAGGATTCCACTTAGTAGGATTCAAACCTTTAGGCAAAGCAGAACTAAAGGCACGAAGAGTAGAGATAGTCCAGTCAGGAGCAAACAACACAAGTTGCAAACTACGACGACCAGCAGGACTATAAGCAGCCATAGCCATACGCTTACCCAACTCAGTCTCAGCACTACGGGCTGCATCAAACCAGTTCAATCCACCAAATGAATCGTTAACAAACTTAGAGATCTCTTGGCGAGCAGCAAGTTCATCAAATGGTCTACCTTCTTTAGCAGCTTTCATACGAGCCTTGTCTAAGTAAGCATCAGCAACCATGAGCTTGCCACCAGTGTGCAAGTAATCCCAGGTGTACTTGTCAAACAAACCTAGTGTGTACTTCTCCACTGTAGACAGAGAGCTTTCAAGCACACGAGTCTTAGGACCGTACTTACCGATCATTGAATCAGCAAACTTACCAATAGAAGACAACATGCCACGAGACACATCTTCAGGAGCATCTAACTGCAAGCCACCTTCTTTGATCCAACGATCAACGTTGTCACCAACACCACCCTTGCGGTATTGATCAACAGCTTTTGTAATAGCAGACAACTGAAGCTCTTTACCAGTAAGTTTCTGCACACCCTTTTCAATGAGAGGGAGAACCATAGCCTCTTTAACAGGAGTCCAGATTGGAATCTGAGCACTAGACATAACTTCCATCAAAGACTTAGCATGGAAGAATGAACCAACAACGTTGATGCGTTTAGTAACTTGAGAGATAGTTCCTAAAGCCTGCATCAACTGTCCAGGGCCAGCATCAAATACAAACTTCAAAGCAGGCATCAAGTCAGGATGCACAGCATAGCCAGCCAGCTCGGAGTTATCCATCACTTCCCAACCGTGGGGCAATGGATCATCTTTAGTAATAGGACGGATGAGTGACTCACCTGCTGCATTACGAACTTGCTTTAAGTTAGTAATGAGGTTTTTGTTCTCGATTGCTTTCTCAACAGAATGAGCATAGTCAGCATAGATGTCAGCAAGATTGTCCGACTTCAACTTGAAGCGGTAGTCTTTACCGTTATCTGCTAACCAACCGTTGATACCATCAAGGTGGTTCAACAGATCTTCACGAGTCTTCAGACGACGCTCTTTGCCGTACTTAGTAGTGGTCTTAGTACCACCACTACCACCTTCACCCTTACCAAAGATGTCTCGCATGAACTCTTCGAGAGCACCCTTGGGAGCATCACCTTCAGACACAACGTTACGAGCAACGTAGTCTTCATGCCAACCGTTGATAACACCTGCATCCAGAGCACGTTTACCAAGAGCATCCATGTACGCACGGAACTTCTCAGCAATAGTCTTCTCTGCACCATCAAGCTTGTCACCACGATCAATCTTGTAGGTCAACTCTTCCAGGTTAACTTTATCCTTAGCAGCAATGTCTAAGATCTCTGCCTTGTTGTTACTAGTAACTCGTTCACCAGCAAGCTTGTTACGCAGGTTAGTGCCAACAAACTTTTCTGTTTCAGCTACAGGCTCAAGCCAAGTTTGTTTGTATTGTTTGTAGCCATCATAGAAATCAAGAGCAGCTTTATCTCCAGACTTTTCATAAATGTCTGTAGCAATTTTGTAGAAGTCTTCTTCGTTTTTGACGTTACGTGGATCAAGCTTTTCATTCTCTTCCCGCATCATCTCTTTGACAGTCTTAGCAGTTCCGTCTTCTTTTGCACCTTTAGGGCGAGAAGCTAGGGCAACAAAGTTAGTCTCAAGTTTAGTGTCGTCAAACACAACGTAGTTACGATGCTTATCGTTAGAACCAAACTGAGAGTTGTGCATGTTACCAACCACACCTTGCTCAGCCAAAGCAATAGATGCTTTAGATTGAGAGATGTAATCAGCCACTTCTTCAGGTGAACGTTCAGCAAAAGCGTGTCCTTCGTCTTTAGCTTGTTGCATGATTTCAGCAACTTGCTCTTTACTAGGATACAACTTTCTAGCCAGCTCACGATACATGCGTTCGCCAGATTTAATTCTGCCAGCTAAACTTTCAGCTCTAATAATGTGTGCAAAAGCTTCTTCAGCAGAAGGAAGCACAAAGCGAGTGTCGCCGTAATCAACGCCGTAGTTGCCTTCAGCGTCTAACTCAATAGAGTACAGCTTCTTTCCATCTGCATCTCTGACAGAGTAATAGCTGTAGTCTAGAGGGTCCAACGTTAAAGGTTTACTTGTAGCAATACCTAACGATTCAAAAGCTTTGTTAACTAGATCAGACTGTTGAGTGCTGTTCCAGTCAATCAATTCGTCAGGCTTAGCCTTTAAAGTGGAGTGGTACGTAGCAGCTCTAGTTTCAACGTCAATCTCTTTGTTAGTAGCAGCAATAGCATCGTCGTATTGTTGATACTTTTTGTTAAGTTCAACAAAGTCTTTACGCAATCTAGCTAACTTCTCATGGTAGTCAGGTGCGTTTATGTCTGCTTTAAACTCTTGATCAAACAGAAGATCTTCTGCTGCCTCTTGTTTGAGATCCCAGTAATCTTTCTGAGACTTCAAATAGTCAAGCTGCATCTCTACATCAGGATTGTTCTTAAAGTATTCTTCTCGAAGAAACTTCTTAGACATGTTGAAGTAGCCACTATCAGTAGCGTCAGCAGTGGAGTGGTAAGAACCAGCACCAAATGCCATAGCACCTTCACCTTTAAGTGCGTGTGCAACCCAGTTGAACATGCCAAACTTGTGTGGACTACTATGTGCTAGAGCAATACCTTGCTTCTGAAGATCATCTTGAATCTCTTGAGATAAGCGAGATGCCAGCACATTTGATGGTGCGTCTTGAACCTTATTAAAGTTGCGTGACTCTTTCACCAGTGTCATAGTGTTATCAAGAACATCGTCTAACATGGTACGAGATTGCTGAGGAACACCTAAGCCTTCGTAGATAGCATCACGAATCTTGTTCCACAAGTTAGTGACAACACCGTTAGACTCTTTAGACTCGATCTTAACGAGCAAGTCTTTCATGTCTTTGTTGATCAAAGCTTCAGCAATAAACTCTTCGGCATTAGTAAAACCATAAGGTTTATCCTTCATCCACTCTTCACGGAATGCTTTCTGTTGACCAATAGAAATTTTGCCACCTAGTTCAGCAACTCTTTCAGCCAATGCTTTTTGGTATTGAGCCTCATGTGGTTCCATAAACTCGTTGTACAAATCATTAAGCTTCTTAGCAGCAGCACTGTTGCCTTCACGCATCAGCTTCATAGTGCCAGCGTGAACAGCTTCATGGATAACTGTACCTACATTAGCTTCTTTGCCAATGTCAATACGATGTTTGCCTTCGATGCCATAAGCACCAACAGCAGGTTGATTGTCAACAGTGATGTAGTCTTTGTTTAGATTGAAATCAGCACTACGAATAAATTGGGATTTACCAAGAGCTTGCAACAACAGTCGTTCAGACTTAGATCCTAAGCCAGACACTTTAAGCATACGATCAATTGCTTGACCTGTATTCTTTACGCCCCACAGATGATCTTGGATTTCTTCTGTAGTTGGGTTAGCCGCATCTTTAAATGTAGCTTCTGGGATGTCTTTGTGTAGTTGTTGGTGTTCAGCAGCTACAGCCTCAGCTTGTGTTCGAAACTCTTGTGCTTGTTGTGGTTGTCCTGCTTGCTCTGCTTCGTGTGCTTTGAGTTGCAAGTCTGCATAGTTAGCCTGTTTGTTATTAATAGCAATCTTAAACTCTTCGCGAGTTTTTGGTCCTTCAACAACAGTAGTATCAACAGCTGCTTCAGTAATAGGCAAGAAACGTTCATCACCTGCAGCACGCATGTCTTTACTACGCAAACCAGTACTAGGTTCAACAGGTACTTGTCCTTCAGAGATTTGACCTGCACTCTTAGCACGGTTCCAAGCTTCTTTACGAGTCAGGAATTTACCATTCTCATCTACAAAACCTTGCTCATGTGTATCAGCAAGATCCATCTTCTGTTGTTCATCGTGAGCTTTGCCAACACGTAAGATGTTGCCATCCTTGTCACGGAATGCAGCTTCAACAACTGGAACTGTGGCGTTTCTTTCTGCTGAAATTTTCTTCAATTTCTCAATAACAGCAGCCTGCTCTTCTGGTGTTGACAGCGGATCTACTTTAGGCAAGTCAGTGTTACTAGTAACGTCTGGTGTTACAGGCTTAGCTCCGCCAGGCAGAACACTAGAGATCTTCTGACCAACCTTCTGACCAACAGCAAATGGAACTTTGCCTACAGCGTTAAAGCCAGGCATAGCTGCACCCGTAGCAGCAGCAACTCCTAACTTAATAGGATCAACAGTACCTTCGGTAGCGTATTCAGTACCTGCTTCAATACCAGTCTGCAATGCAGCAGATGTAGCCCGTTGAACAGCAGGCTTAGACATCAACTTACCAGCAATCTCAGGACCAGTCTTAGGAGACATACCTGCTAAGTTAGCAATAGTTTGTCCAGCAAATGCTTCGTAAGGATGTGCTTCTTTTTCTGCTTTACGTTGAGCGTAATCTTCTGGAGCAAAGACTTCGTGCATCCAGTCAGTAACCTTTTGAGCTGCACCTGATGCAACAAATGCTCCACCTAAACCACCAGCCAACTCAACAGTAGCAGCAGCAAATGGACCAACAACAGGAACAGCAGCTACTGCGGCAGCAGGTGTAGCTACAGTAGCCATACCTGCACCAAAACCAGCAATACCAGCAGCGGTAGCAGGAGAAGCTTCAATAGCAGAACGACCAATGTTCCTAGCAGACCTAGACAATTCATCGTTAGGCTTCATACCAGGCTTAGGGTACATGCCAAATGCAGCACCACCGCTACCTTCAACAGGAGCAGACGCTGATGCAGTAGGAGTAGAGCTTACAACCTCATCATCACTGCCCCAAGAAGACTTAGTCGTAGCAACAGAAGGCTTCGATACAACCTCATCGTTTTGTCCGAAGTCTGCCATGATTAACCCTTCTTACGTTTCAATACGCCATCTTGCATGTAGTAGCTACCAGCAGGCAGCTTATTGTATTCTTGCTCAGTAGTGGGTTTAGCAGGATTGCTTTCGGTGTAGGTGTTACTAGTAACAGGCTTAGCTGTTGGCTCTTCTTTTGGTTTAGAAGGTGCAGTAGGCTTTGCTTCTACTTTAGGTTTGTCTTTACCAGGTTTTGTAGATACACCATACAGCTCTAATTCAGTAACCAAGTTATCTACAACAGATGCTTTACCTGGAAACTCAGGAGCACTCAGAGCTAAGTTCAATTCTTTTTGAATTTGATTACGCTTAAACTCGTCACGCTTAGCAACAGCTTTCATGTAAGTATCTTCTGTTTCAGCACTAGGTTTAGAGCTATCAAAGAACACACCAATCTTGCTCTTCTGTTGAGCAGCATCAGCTGCTTCAACTTCTGCATCCAACTTCTCAAGAGTCTTACGACCTGAACGTTCAATGTTCTCTTGTGCTCGTGTGTAGATGTTCCAGTCACGCATGTCTCGGTCATCACCACCAGCAAGCCTGCGAGAAGTAATAGCATTCTCACGAATAAAAGCAATGCGCTCACGAGACTGATTGAGCAACTCTTGTTTTTGCAACTCAATCAGTTTTACCTGAGTAGCCATCTGACCCTTAGCATTGAGCATCAGGTTCTTAGTAGCTTCTTTCTTAGCAGCAGGAGGCATACTAGCCCAGTTCTCAGCACCAACTTTATCTTCAAGAATCTTACGAGTAGACTCTGGAAGACGACTGACGAACTGTTCAACCTGATCATCAGGAACAGCAGAGATAACACCGTAAGCGTTACCAATCTCTTGAGCTTGTTGATCAAGTAGTTTCTGAGCAGTAGCTACCTTCTTAGCATCAAAAGTTTCAGAAGCAACTAATGTTTTAGAACCGTTCTCAACGTCACCTGCTTGCATCTGAATAGACGCAGCCATGCGTAGCTTCTGTGCATCATCAGCCGCAATAAAGTCTGGAGACTTGGCAAGCTCTTGTAGCTTAGCTTTAGAGTCTTGAGAAGCTTGAAACCCTGCTTCAGCAACTAAGGTAGAGAGCTTAGCTTTTTGAGCTTCAGCAATAACTTGTTCAGCTTTAGCTTGTCCAACATCAGCAGCCAAGGGTGCTCCACCCATGTTTTGCATCATGGTCATAGCAGCATTGCTACCTGCTGCTGCATCGCTCATTAGGTACGCCATAGTGTTTTCCTTAGCCCATCCAAGAAGATGTATCCACTGAATCTAAATTCCAGTTATAACCAGTAGGACCAGCTCCTGCTGTAGAAGAAGAAGTGTTAGCAACGTTGGTGTTATTAGTACCAAACAAACCAGCTAAACCAGTACCAACACCACCTATGCCTTGCATAATACCCTGTTGATTAGCTGCACCCTGTGCTAAACCTAAGTTAGCAGCTTGAGCAGGAGCAGTAGTAGCACCAGAAGCCGTAGCAAGACGGTTCAAGTAGTCAGTCATAAAGTTATAGTAGCCAGTCTGACCTTGTTTCTGAAGAGCAATCTGTTCGTTACCCGACATCAACATGCCTGACTTAGCACCAGCACGTTTAGTAGCTTCAAGAGCAGGGTTCAATACTCCAGATTCAAACTGAGAGTACCCAGGCATCTGAGCAATGTTTGTGTTATTACCACCAGTCAAGTAGCCAGAATACATCTCAGCTAATTTAGCACGGTAAGGGCTAAAAGGATCAGCCATCTTTTGTGCTTCAGCAGCAGTAGGAGCTTTGTCTCCTAAACCAAGTAGATCTGTAAGACCACCACCAGTTAAGGAGTTGATACCAGCTGCAATGCTAGTAGCTGCTCCAATGTTTCCAAGAAGAGAGTTGCCTACACCACCACTTACTGCACCACCAATGCCAGAGCCTACAGCTTTAGCAGCGTTAGTTACATTTGAACCTATCTGAGAACCTAAAGTTTCTGAAGCAGCAGTTTTACCAGCTAGTTCAGCTAACTGTAGTCCAGTAATTCCAGGATTAGTGCCCAATGTTTGTACAATACTAGCCGCCTCTAAAGGATCAACTCCAGAAGCAATTAGATTTTGTTGGATAGCAGAGAAGTCATTGCCCATTGCTGCTTGTTGTGCAGCAGTGTCATAAGCAAGAAATTCAGCTTCAGTTACTTGAGCAGGATTAGTTAGACCAAGAGTTTCACCAACTTTGCCGTAGTTACTCATGTTGCCTTGAACACCACCAGTAGCACCAGCAGCAAGGTTTGCAAGCTTACCTGCGTCAGTACTTAAAGCATCTTGTGCGCCTTGTGTAACTAACTGAGAAGTCACCAAAGAAGAGCCTGGAAGAACATAGTTACCTGCAATTACAGCAGCAGCTTCTAGGTTATCTCGAAGATCATTCCAATGGAAACCTTTATCGGGGTTTAACTTGTAATGCTCAGAAGTAATTGCAGCGAGTTCAGCAGTAGTTAACTCTTTATTAGGGTCACCACCTGTCCAATAGTTACGAGCTGCATCATCAGGTTTAAAACCTAAGTATGTTTGATAAGCTTGATCTACTGTAATGCCTGTGCTTTTGTCTGCAATGCTAGGATCTTTAGCTGCCCAATGAAGCCACGAAGCTGTGTCCTTAGAATTAACTGCTTTATCAGCACCGCCCCAATAGGAAAGACCTTCAGCATTGCCAGGAGTACCATAAAAAGTTTGATAAAGATCATTGACTGTCTTAGGTGCAACTGCTGCTGTAGGAGCAAAAGAACCTACCTTATCTACTTGAGTTGCTCTAGGAGCATCACCTGTAGTAGATGGAGCTGGAGCAGCCGTAGGAGCAACACCAGAAGAAACAGCAGCAACTTTTTCAGGCTCAGTTACGTTTGCAACTGATTTAAATGTAGCTGCCTCAGAAGGATCAACTTCACTACCAAACATCTGTGTCCAGTACGCAAGACCACCTGCGTCTGGAGCACGACCTAAAGTTTGTGCATATAAGTCTGCAACTGTTGCCATATCATTTATCCTTTGTGTGCTTTATTCGTGTGTTAAATCGTTATCGTCTGTAACGACCACCACCAACTTGCTGCTCTTGATCCATCTCTCCAATCCTGAAATCAATTTCAGCACTATCTAATCGAAGAGGAACGTTACTAGTAACAAGGAACTCCCAAGCTCTACGACGATCAGCACCACTTAGGTATACTTGTGATCGACTAGCATTGAGGTCAACTGATCTGTAACTTGACCACGTATTGTAGTCATCTCCAGTGTGTCGTACCTGCAAAGTACCTGCTACTTTGTCACCAATAATCTCTAACCTACCAAAGAACTTGCGTTTGGTAGTCCCATTATCGCTGATGTCAGTCACAGTACGACAATAAATATCTTCTCCACCATCCTGATATGTATCTACATCTAGGGTATACAGCTCTGCTGTGTCATCATCTAAGAGGTAAGGCACACCATTGACGTTGGCATAGAACGTAGGACGAAAGTAAGATTCGTAGTACGTACCAGGGTTAGGCTGATCACTAGAAGCTTGTGCCCACTGTGTCCAGCGATACCACATCTTCTCATTCAGATCGTAAACCAGAGTCTGGTTAATGTCATGCAATGTCAAAATGTACATCGTATGACCATTGACAGTATGGCAATAAGCAGATACATCAGACAAATCAGATGCTTCAAGATGCTTGTCAATGTTGGCTGTAGACACACGAATAGCAGCCACACCGTCCATCACATAGACAGAACGACCGTAGGTTTTACTAGTTCCCATCCAGATAACAGTGTTGTTAGTAGAGACAATACTGTCTCCAGCAGCACAGCCAATCTCTGTGGTGTATGACGGAGCTACAGCTAAAGGAGAACCTGTAGCGTTAGCAGCATCGTAGAAGAACACAGTATTAGTCTGACCAAAAGCTACGATGTAGTTAAGGTGTGAGCAGACACCAACTAACAAGTCAGCACCTTGTTCAAAACTAATGTAGTTCAGAGCGTCCCAGTTAGTTGGATCACCAACATCACAGTTGTAGATACGGTTGTTAGTTGTACCAACAAACACATAGTTATCCAAGAAAGCACAGCCTGGCACAAAAGGACCAGAAGGCATACCTGTTGGAGTAGAGAACGTACCATCAGCAGCTAACAAGTATCCATCCACACCGTTGTGAAAGAACATGTACGTATCTAGGAATGTCCTAACAAAGTAACTATTGCTAGTTGACTCAGACGTATCTCCTAAAGAGATAGTCGTGTACGAAGATGTAAAAGTCTTGTACACCCTGTTATTAATAACAGAGATGATGTCATTGTTAAAACCAACCAAACCTTGACTATTGCTTAGGTCAGGGTAACTTGTAGGAACTACTTGTCCTAACGCTACAAGTCCTGGACGTTTAACAAACTCACGCTTTTGATCTCGTGTTTCAAAGAAACAGTTAGTCGAAAAGGAATCCTTATCAAAGGTTCCATTACGAGATTCAATTGGCTGTGTTAACGGAATCCGTTCTGTTGCCATACTTACCTCGAATAAGAGTTAGCACTGCTTGATCGGAAATCTGGAGCAAAGAATGTACTAGCCACTTCAACATCCCAATCATTGAGTTGTTGTTTGTAGGTCATAGCCCTCTGATTGATTTCTTGGCGAGTGTTCATAGGAACTCCGTACTCAAGAGACAGCTGATCTGCAAGGTTCCACACCAGTGTATTCATCCACTCGTTAGGAAAGTCAGGAAGTTGATCAGCAGAAGTCAGATCATTCAAAGGCATCTGAGCAACTAAGTGCAGCTCAAGGTTTGTTGCAGCATTTGTATCAGGAGTCAAGAACACATACAAGACACCGTTAAGTGACTTGGTGTCATAGAACACAGTGTTAGCTGTACCTGTAGAAAACTTAGAACCTAACGTGTTGTACTCATCCTTAGACACAACCATAAAGGGTGTGTCAATGTAAGGAGTAGACTGCAAGTTACGATACCAACCTTGAATAACTTTCAATGGTCGATCAGTAATAGGAACTGCTGGAGCTAAAGAATCGTACATCAAAGTAGAAGAAGCTCCACCTAAGATGTAACTAGTCTGGTTAGCAATCAAAGGAATGATCAACTCTGATGTCTTCCAGATCTTCAGTCCCTCAGTACTCATTTGCTTAATAAGTAGGTTGAGAGACATGTTGGCATTAGCCACTGTTGCTGAGTCAGGCGTATCACCAATCTCAAGCACACCTAGCTTACGTAAAGCTAGTGAGATAACTTGATCTCTAGTGATGCTATAGGTAGAAGACATAGGTTAGCCTTATGCAGTAGGTTGTTCAGGCCATTGTACTTCCCAAGGAAAGCCAGACTGAGCAGTAACATCCCGTAGAGCTTGACGATATGTAGCCCACTCAGGACTAAAAACTGATTGTGTTTCAAGAGATTTGACAACCATCCAATCAGATTCTTTAAGCTTTTCATCTCGTTGAGTACGTACAGAAGTAGCTTGTTCTGCATCTTTAGCAGCTTTGTAGGCAGCTTCATTCTGAGCAGCAGTAGTTACATTACCTTCTTCGTCTGTAGTGTCTGTAAACACTGGGCCAAGGATATGTTTTGTGTACCACTTGCCATCAATTTGTTCTACACCATCGTAGATTGAATACTGATAGCAATCACCACCAGTTGCTTGTGGTCCTTCTAAAACAACGTCAGCACCAATAGCCTCTAAGACCTCAGTAGTTAGTTCATTAAAAGAAGGACCATCGTTAGCCAAGAGATACGAACGCAGTTCGCTTTCATACATGACTTGACCTGTTGAACGAATACGAATTTGCATGATGTTTCCTTATGCGATTGCCAAGAAGATGTATGTACCGCCTGATGCGTTAACACTTGCGTCAGTAGTTACGATTTGAAACCCGCCTGTAGTGGTGTAAACCCAATTTTGGTTGTTTTCTGCATTTGTTAAGTCAAGAGCAAGTCTTGGGTCTGTCCCTGCCACCATGCCGCGAGCAGTGTCCCAAACCCACCAATCACCAGTTGAGTTGGTGCGCTTAATAAGTACAAATCTTGCCCCTCCAGCAAACCCACAGCTTATTGTCTGAGTTGCGCCTGTGCCTGTATATGTACCTACTTTGGAAACACCAGCGCAAGTAGCAAATAGGTATGCTACATAGGTAGTGCCTGATGCATTTACGGCTGAGTCTGTACCGACAGTAAACACAGAAGCAGTAGGAGATGTAGAGTTAAAGTAAGTCGGTTCATTATCTTGGCTTGCATCGTTGTTAAGCAATAGTCGTTTAACTGCACCCAAAGTAGCGGAATACACGGGCCAACCATCTGCTGAAGAACGACTTTTAATAATCATCAACTCAGGCACAACACCTAAATTGTGCGTTACTGTTCTATTAGCACCAGTACCTGTATAGCAAACCTCATCAAAGAATGATGGGGCGCGTCTAAAGTTCCAAGCAATATAGTTTGTACCTGACGAGTTTAGCTGACTACCTAAAAACTTAACGCCAGTATTACTATCAAGGCCAATATTTGCCAAACTATCTTCTGCGGCTGTTGATTGAGTTTCAAGCGATGCAGAAGAACCCCTTAGCCTATCAATTACAAGTTTTCCTCCTGCTGATCTGTATGAGTCAATCATTAAATCAACAGGGAAGTTTGTTGTTTGAGTTTGGGCAGAACTTGTACCAGCGTATGCCTTTGGAGAAAACACCTTAGTCGCATCAGTAGGCACTTTCATCGGGCCACGGCGAATGGCTATGTAGATGTATGCAACCCCAGAGCCTCCGTTATCAAATGTAAAACCTGTAGAAGTTGGGCCAACTAAACCAAGAGCTGATTCGGCAGATGAAAGGTTTGGATTAAGTTGTACGGTTGAGCCATTGCGATCAACTTGAAAGCCCCGCATATTGTCAATCAGCTTCCAATCACCAGTAGATGCGGATTCTTTGTATAACAACCACTGAGGTTCCCACCCAAGGTTGACAGATAATACTGAACCAGTGCTAGTAAAAGTCCCACAGCTAATCACATTGTCTGTTCCAGTTAAGCCGAAGCCTCCTGCGTCATGGGCGAATAGGTAGGCTACGTAGGTAGCTCCGTTTGTATTTGTTAATGAGCTTGTGCCACCTACACTAAATTCTGTCGATGTAGGTGCTGTGTTATTCCATGCGTTAGAACTAGTTGCGCTTGCGTTTGTAAGGTTTAAATATGTAATATATCCAGCACCTAGAGACCTATGATAGGTTGTCCAGTTTGACGTGGTGCTTGTGCATTTAACAATTATGAATCCTGGTGCGCTACCAAGGCTATGAGCAATAGTCCTGTTTGTCCCATTCCCCGTATAAGTCACAACATCAAAGAACTTAGGCTGCTTGCGGAATGTCCATGATGCAAAGTTTATTGAAGTTGCGTTAGTATCTCCAGCAACAGGATCATTTAAAGAAAATCCAGACGTTGTATATGCTGTTAATCCTCGGCTTGCTTCTTGAGCGTCTGTGGTATTTGACTCAAGCGCTGATGTGCCTCTCACTGTATCAAACAACACATTATCTCTAGTGCTTCGGCTTTTAATCCAAACCAAACCGCCTTTGGTAGACAAATCAATGTTGTTGGTAATCGTCTGAGTAGAACCGTTACCTGTATAGAGATAAGTAGAAAACACTTCCTCAATATAGTTAGGGACAGCAGCACTACCACCTCCGAAAGAGTCAGCAGTTGCGTTTCCAGAGGTTTGGTTTAAAGGCATGGTTTAAGCTTTGTATTGAGTGACAGAAGCAAGAACAGTGTAAGTAGCAGATGCAGTTTTGATAACTGCAAATCGGTACACATCTAAACCACTAGCATTGCCAGCAGTAGGAGCACCACCAATCCAACGAGTTGTTACACCACTTGTAGTGCCATCAACTTGTACAGATGTTGCATAGTAAGCAGCAGCACTCTGAGTCGTAATCAAAGCAGCAGTAGCAGACTGGTTAGTAGCCAAAGCTGTGTTCATTGTTGTACCACTTGAGAATGCCAAGTTCACAACAAAGTTGTTAGCAGCGTTGCTTGTGTAGTATTGCACTGCACCACTCTGTACATACAAGTTTGTAGTAGAAGATGGAGCAGAACCTACAACGTTAACAGTCTCAGCTGTATCCAACAGTGCTGTACCAAAAGTACTTGAAGTACCGTTGAATGTTTGAGTAGCAGTCCAAGTATTAGCAGCAGACAGAGATACACCAGCAGCAGGTGTGCTAGATGACCAAGTTGTGCCGTTACTAGTAAGCACATTACCACTAGTACCAGGAGCTACAACTTGTAAAGCAGATGTACCATTACCAAGCAACACGTTGTTAGCAGTAAAGCTTGCAGCACCTGTACCACCTGAAGCAACAGCAAGAGCTGTACTAAATGTAGGAGCTGTAGTAAAGGTGTTAGCTTCATCAAGCTTAGGAATGTCGTTCAAACTTGCAGCAACTAAGCGCAGTTCAACACGATCACCTGACAACCAAGTTGCAGCAGTAGTCCCATCTTGACCACGAACAATAGTGAACGTATCAGTAGAACGAGCAGTTACTTTAACAATTTCTACTGTGCCTGCTGTATTAGCAATTGTGCAGTAGAAATAGTCTGAGCCGCCTAGTGTGGGGAACAATGCTCCTTGACCAGAAGCCACAGACAAGCTAGTAACCGAGTTGTTGATACCCGATGCTAACGTAGACGTAGCATTGTTTGTAAACTTCATTGCCATAGTAGTCCCCTATTAACCGACAGTAACTGTCCAGTTGATTGTCAAGGTGTCAGCTGCACCTTTGTTGATGGCATCAAACACTACGTGTGACAGCATCGTACCACCAGAAGTAGAATTGTTGAAGATACCTGCTTCAGTGATAGCACCAGTACCAGTACCAGCAGCGTAAGTGTTAGACAAGCTAACCACGTTTGTAGACACACTAGAAGAGGTGAATGCAGCACGAACTACTTCTGCTTCCAAAGTTGTGTCAGCGGTATTAGCAGCAGTTGTACCTGTACCAATAGCGATAGCAGTAAAAGGACTTGTGCTAGAACCAATGATGGCACTAGCCAAGAAGTTCTTACCTACTTGAACAATCAAGTTCTTCTTTTCAAGAACTACTTCATTGTTAAGCAAGATTTCAACTTCGCCTACGAGGTTAATCAGGTCTTTCATTTTTAATCCAATCCATAAGTGTTGAGGGCAGCACCGTTAAGCGCAAACGGGGAAACAATTGTTGTTGTCACTGACTCTGAGATAGAGATAGTGTCTGAGAGAGTCTTGCTAATGTTCCTAGTAACAGACTCTGAAACAGACAGGCTGTCAGCATACAGCTCTTCTTCAACTAATTGTAAACTCTCTCCAATAGAAATGGTATCACTAAACTGTGTAGTGATCACCTTAGCTATTGTTTCGGTAACAGTTGTCGTATCAGATAGGTTCCTACCTAAGATAGCTTCAAATGCTTCAGTAATACTCAGTGTTTCTGTAGCACCGCCTGGTGTAGTGTCTGAGTAATCAAGCACGTAGGCATTAAGAGCTGCACCGTTAAGAGCACTAGTAGTTGCAGGAATCTCATTCCTAATGTACTTAGTGACAGAAAACTTCACTTTATCCGTGATGTCTATCTCATCAACTGGGTAATTAGTAAAGTTGTACGGGAGAAATACGTTAGCTTGCTCAGGACGTACATAAGGTGGAGCTTGAATGTCAGCTACACCTCTTACGTAATCTTGAGGTTGACGAACTTCCCAGTCTCCTTTACAGACCATGAGTCCATCCCACCGCTGTCTAAGTTCAGATTCCTTGAACTTTCTGCCGCAGGCATCGCAGATGGTTAGCCATCCACCATTAGACCAGGAAGATATGTATGACATAGCTTAGCTGAGCTGGCGCAGCTTGTACACAGTAGACAGGTACAAACCTACAATCTCATCAACAATGTTTTGAATGGCTGAAAGATCACAAGACTTACGCAGCCTTTGGATCTCAATCACACGCTTAGAGAGGTGATCCTCAATTTTGCCTGTGACTGTCGTGCTAAGTAGAGGGATGTCCATGATCCCCTCATACCCTTGATATGTTTCAGACAACGTGTCTGCTAAGTCAATAATGCCTTCGTAGAATTCTTGCAGAGCTTTGTGCTGTGCATAGCTACTAGTACGAAGATGCTCCATGTGGGTCAAGGTACGATCCAAGAAGAGAATAGCAACGATTTGTTCCATTGTTTGTTCCTAGTAACAAATTACTTGTCTTGTTTGTTATCCAGCTTATCAAAGATCTGACGGACCATATCCTTCAGTTCCCTAACATCACTACGATAATCTTCTTTGTGTACGTACTCGTGAGGGAGATTACGCTCTAGTTCAGCAACTTTGTCTTCTGCTCTTTGCAGACGTTGCATCACTTGATAAAAAACAAACATAGCAAGAAACCCCGCTATAGAGACAACAAAATTAAACAGTTGTTGGTTATCCATAGCGGGAGATCTTTACAGGTTAGTACCCTGCTTCACTAATTGCAGAACAATAGTGTAGGTCTGAGTACCAGAAGCATAGCCAGTAGTCTTGATCAGGATGTCACCTGTCTTGCCTGTACCAGCGTTGTTAGTAAGAGGACCACCTGAGCTACGGAAGCACATGTTTCCACGGCCTGCAATAGCTACAGCAACCACATCAGTCGTAGCGTCCCAAGACAATTGAACACCGAGTTGATCGGTAATCGAATAGTCCATACGGTCAATACGAACAGCAGGTGGTGTTGGACCAATGCCACCTTGATTGAGAGCACTCACATCAACAGCAATCTCTGAAGACTGGTTAGAAGCGTCAAGCACTCCCACCAGTTTCATAGTTACGTTGCGTGGTCCTTCTTCAAGGATTTGCGTTGTAAAGGCGTTAGCCATGATTGGCCCCTATTAACGAGATGTTTCTTGGGCAACCAACACATAGTCAATAGACAGTGTGTCAGTGGCAGTAGGAACAACGTTAAATGCAACGTTCAACAATTCGTTAGTCAGAGTAGTAGCTGTAGCACCAACAGTAGGAGCAGACACACGAGCAATAACCACATCAGAAGAGTACACCAACATGTCAGTACCGTCGTAGTAGAAGGCCACATCAACGTATGTGTCAGCAGCAACAGTAGTCACACCAGTCACGAGAGTAGTAGATGTACCGTCAACAACAGACACTAGGTTCAAGCTAGTGCTAGAAGCAGGCTTAGTGAACCACAAGCCATCAGTAGCAGAACCAGTTGCACCAGCACCTTTTTGCAGACCAAAGGTAAATGCTTTAGTTGAGCTGATTGCAGACATCTTGATGCGGCAAACGTACCAAAACTTTTGACCAGCAACAATTTGGAAACCAGAGTGTGCAGAAGCAACTGTAGTTGTAGTAGTTGTACCACCTGGAGTTACCAAGGCAACACCACCAACACCGCTAGTGATAGCGAAGGTAGAAGATGAACCAGTAATAGTCCAGTCTAGGGTAGTAGAACCAAGACAGAAGAAGTCGTTAGCCATAGTAACGACACCAAAACCTGTAGCACCACTAGTGTGGAATGGATCAGGAAGAGGGTAGTTACCCAGAGGGGTAGATGCGGGGACAGTGGCTACGCCACTAAGAAATCGGGTAGGAGCTGACATGATATGTTCCTTTGACGTTGTTTAAAAACAACGCTCCATTGATGAAGCGTCATTGGGACGATTAGATTCTAACCTTATTTACGGGTAGGTTGTGGTTTAGGAGTTGGGCGCTTACCCTTTTCCTTTTGGCGTTCAAAACTCATAGTGTTCTCCAGATAGAAAGAACCCCCTCCGATTAAAGAGGGGGTTGTTACTAGTAACGATTAAGGACCGTTAACGCCGTACACAGCACGAGGATCAGACCAACCGAAGCTATAACGCTCGTAGCCTTTGGCTTTAGCGTTCATAGTGTCGAAGTCATTGTCTTGATCGAACGTAACAGCGTGACGCTCATAGTACTTCATACCAGTACCACCTGGCAGGGTGTTACGGATAAACCATGCGTGTGGAGCTGAGAAGTAATGGTTCACCTTGAAACCACCAGGGATGTACTTGCCAGTCGAAATCACGTTGATGTCGTTGTTGGCGTTACCTGTCTGGTAGCTAGAGTTCAAAATGCGTTGAGCATTAAAGATCTCTTGACGAGGGATGTGCAAGCTGTTAGGTTGAATAGAAACCAACAAACCACGGTCGTTTTGGAAACCCATGATTGCGATCACTGCATCTTCCAAAGCAGCTTCTGACAAGTCCACATCGACAGCAGGCTTGTTAGCAAAGGTACCGCCAGCAGTGTTAGGGTGTGCTGTAGAGCACATAGAAACACCGTCGCCGCCTTTGTAAGTGCTGTTGAAAGCACGGTTGTAAACGTTAGCAGCAACGTTCTCTTTCGTTTGACGGAAAGACAAAGCCAATGCAGCAGCACGTTTCTTAGACACTTGCTCATACAAGTTGTCGTCCATCTCTTCTTTGGTCACGATATAACCCATTGCGTAAGCAACGTGTGTATAGCGAGTCACAAAGCCTTGGATCTCAGAGTCATACTGAGTGCCAGCACCTTGTTCCTTAGTAGGAACCAAACCGAAGCCAGACAGTTGAACGTCTTCTTCATAGTTCATAGTAGAAGTGTCTTTATCGAACAAGTCGATGTACTCTTCTGGGTGCTCTGCATAGGTTTGACCCCACCAAGCTTTAATGCCAGGCCAAAGTGCTTTGGGATGAGATGCGGTAGTAATTACGCCAGCCATAATAGTTCTCCTTTAATTAGCTGTGGATTAAGCAGTGCCTTGGGCTTGCTTAAATTGGTGACGGTTGAAAATAACGTTGACTTTAGCGTAAGCACCAGCTGCGTTATCTTGACGTTGAGCCAAGCCAATCACGGTGAAAGGCAAAGCCAATGAACCAGAAGCACCCATAGCTAACACGCTAGAAGCCTTGATGGTGGTGCTAGATTGTGGAGCAGATTGAGCCAAAGTAGTTTGGTCAGCAGTCCAGTTTGCACCAACGTTCTTGTTCACATCAGCCAGAGCGTAGCTATCAGCCTGAGCTTCAAACACAACTGTGGGATCAGTGATCACGTACACATAACGAGTGCCAGAGCTGAGTGTCAAATACAACTTAGCCAAGTCAATGTTAGTGCCTTCCAAGCTCACGCTAGGATCAGCAGGACGAACACCAACGATGACACCCATAGGGAGGTCAGAGTCAGCGGTCATTTTAGTTACATAAGCAATACCATTTGCGTCAGAACCAGCAGTGAGCTTCACCACATCGCCAATAGCGTATGTGTTAGCAGTAATCAGGATTGCCGGCCGGCTGGCGGATTTTCAGCGACTGGGACAGACTGGGGAGACTCGGCAGGCTGCTGGATAGGCTGGGCCTGCTCGATACGATAATGATCAAACGGGCGCGAATGTATCCATGTGCGACACTCGTCATTAGACAAGCCCGGATCGGTTCCCTGTTGCGTGATGCACTTGCAGCGCTCGCCTTGGCAATAGCCGCCAACGACAACCGGCATGACGCTGATTTTTCTCAGATGATCGTAGGCGGGCGCTGATTCTGGCTTATGAGATACCCGAGGTATAAAATCCACACGATCATCGATAGATAACTTTTTTACATCAGCCGTAATAAAATTACCCGCTGAATTATTTACATCAGCCGTAATTTTCTTATTGTCGGGGACTGGGGATTGTGTACGCTGAATGATCCGATAAGCCAAGAAAGCCAATATCGTAAATATGACCAGGGCGACAATTCCAATAAATAGAGCACGAGGAACGCCGCGAACAGGGACGGTATGCAAAGATGCGGATTTATAAAGCTCAAATGCTTTTTTTGGTAATGAAACCCGCTTTTTATTGATGCAAGTTTTCCATGCCATTGATTCATTACATTCCGGCCATTCATACCAATAACGACCAAGAATACCAGTATCCCTGATATGGATATGACGACCAATTAATGCACGGACATTAGAATCAACCAGTCTTGGCGATTGAGTAGTAACAAAAATGTCGATACCACGATGACGGTGCGTTTCAAGCTCAGACACCGATTCTGGCACCTTAGCACCTGGACCGCGAGGACGCCAGACCCTTTGAACCTCATCAATGACCAGGATTGCCCCATCAGGCAATTGATTATGCCAGTCAGAAGAATCAACTGGAAAATGGGGAATCAATAGCCCATCGAGGCCGTCCGAATAGATCGGTCGACCATCAGAAATTTTGGATAAATAGTCAACCAGAAACGCGGTTTTACCAGCACCAGGAGAGCCGGTAAAAAGCGTGATCATTTCAGCACCTCGAACCGCTTGACAGCCAAAAGGGCCAGGCGAGCCATGAGCGCACCGCAGACGATAGACAGAGCCGAGGATGCGCCGGACATCTGGATGAGTGACAGGGCATCGCCAGTCAGACCGCCCCAGGCCGACTTAGCCGCCGACAAGGCCACCGTGAGGGCCGCAGAGAGCGCAGCGTAGCTGACGATGCCCACCCCCAAGGCCGCGAGGATTTTTGCAGCAGCAGGGCCAGCAAGGCTGACGAGCCACGTACCAAGAGAGCCCATGTCATTCTCCCCGCTTGAAACCGATGAGGATCATGGCCGCCATGAGCCATGCGACGGCAATCATGACAGGGCGAATACCTGTCATGAAATTACAGATTGTGGTGAATTCAAAATCCACATTGGCACCCGACAAATGGCGAGCCGAAGGGCAGGCCGCATTATCAGCACCCCAGCCGGAATCAGGCGTAATCGTAATAGATGCGTCTCTAGTCTGTATTTGATCAATGTCCGGAGTATCAAAATTTGGCTTTTGACAGGCAAGAATGTCGGGGAACTGCTCGCAAAGACCAGGAGCTTTGTCCTGCGACGTTTGACCAGGAGGATTGGATGTGACAATCTCAGGCTCAGACATCGGAGAAGGATCGAATTTAACGATATCACGCGGCTGGACATCGACACGCCAAGGATCAGCAGGCAACGGAGCGGGAACAATATCAACAACAGGAATTTTCCATTGAGCCGGATCTGAATTAGGCACAGGTACAGGCTCGCCAAGTGGAACACGGAGCGGCTTAGCTACTGGATCAGGATCAGAGCTAGGATTAATAATAGGATCATCCAGAGGAATCGCAATTCCGGGCGGTAGCTCCTCAGGAACGTGTTGAGGCAAAGGATTTGCCGCCAATAAATCAGGAACATCATCAGTGGAAATTGGAGACTCGACTACCTTATCAATGTAACCAGGCCTAACTGGAGGAATAAATAAAGTGGCACCGAGCCAATCAGGACTTGTACCAACACAGGACCAAACACCATTAACCAAAACAGTTTCAAATGTAACCGCAATCCATGGCGGCAAACCGTAAGCAGCATTTTCGGCAGATTTCTTAGCGTTCCAACGACCCACATAAACACCACAAGCAGCACCAGGAGTATCGTGGGAATAAACATTATCATAAGGATTATCCGAATAAAGATCGGCAGCAATAGTAACGGTACTTGATTTTTTCCAAGTCTGATCAGTCTCATCCCATAATAAAGAGGCGGCACCTAGCCAAGCAGCAACGCCAATGCCGAAACGTATACCGGGATGCAAAGATACAGCGGCAGCTATAATTCTTGGAGCATTAGCAGCAAACCGCATATAAAGCGGAACTTTGATTAAACGACCACCCAAATTAAAAGAACCGTTGGCACGAGCGGCAGAATTCGCCCAAGTCCAAGAATTTGCAGCAGATGAACCGGTAACAACCGTTTTTACACCATCAGCAGCAACTCTCAAACCAGACGGTGGGGCAACCTGAGCATAACCGGCATGACTGCCAAAAGCAGCAACCAGGAGCGATGCACCAATCAAGAATTTGAAATTAGCCATGCCATCCCCAATAGGCAGATCATGACGGAAATAAAGCCGGGTGTCATTCGTGCAACCCCTTTCGCAAAAATAGGACGGCAGCAGTCGCCAGCCAAGCGGCAGCAATACCCCAGCCTATCATTAATCCATCGGCTGTATCAAATAATTGGCAATCAGGTGGATTAACGGAAACAGTCTTAATTATAAATGCAGTTGAATTTAAATCCTGCAATTTATAATTAATGCTATTCGATGCGACGGAATCAATATCCATTGAATAGGATGTCGTACCAATAACAACGACGCGCCCAACGTTATCAGATGCAATTGCCCGAGCGGCGGACAATTGATCCGAGTAGCAGTTGGCGTTGTATTGGTACGACATTTTGCGCGACTGTGGTTTACAGACCCTTACGGATGAATTTCACCGCAGCGATGGCGATGACGGCGACCAGGACGGCACCGGCCACGACCAGGCCGTCGGCCTTCATATCGGAAAGGGCTGTGGTGACTTCGGCCGGGACAGCAGCGGAGGCCGAGCCAGCGGCAGCGGTAACAGCAGCAGCGACGGCGACAGCACGGGCGCGCACGGTGCGCAGAATCGAGAGATCGAACATTTTGAGACTCCCACAGGGTTATGGTGACGGATCGCACCCAATAGACCGCCAGGGCGGCCTATCAGTTGGAATCAGGCAACAAGGACAGGTAATTGATTCGGGTCAGCCATGAAAAGGCCACCATCGCGCTTATCACCGAACCACATACGCATATCGGCAACAGATACTTGCTGGAAAAGGAATTTTTCCCAAGCAGCAATATTTGCGGGGTTCGCCTTGAGCTTGCGCAAATGACCCTTACCGCCTTCCTGCGAAACGAGTTCGATGCAGCAATAATGCTTGACTTCGCCCGTCTCCTTGTTGGTTTGCTTTTCGGGATAGACGCTGGTGATGAGGCCAATAAGGGTAATCATGATAATTCCTTTAAGCTGCGAGACGAACGAAAGAGGCATTAGGAAGCTCGTAAAAGTCTGGCATTTGAACGGGGCCGAGCTTAATTACCCGCGTTTTTGGTTGAAATTGAACAACGTTGTTCCTGACGGCAATATCAACACCGTACGGAAGCAATACAGCACGATATTTATAAAACTGTGCTTTGCTGTACTTACTGGCAATATCATCACCAGCTTGCCACATGCGATAAACGGCAAGGGCCGACTTGTGCAGGCTGGAGAGTTCATCCACATCAAGCGTGGATCGAGTGAAAACCTCTTGACGTTTTTCAAAATCTTTAACGAGTTGAGACATTTTAATAGCCCCCAAATATTGCAATTGATTATCAATTAGCCAGGTTGATTTATAAGTGGTTTCAAAGCGGACGAGGCCAACAGAATTACACCAAGACGCGAGTTTTGCAGAATAGATAGGATCAGTTGATTTGGCAATGTGCCTGAGAATTTCCGGGCCTTTGAGATAGGCCTTGGAGTAGACGCGCCGGGAACCGCGACCGAAATCGACGGTATCGCCCTCACCATGCGTACCAGTCTTAAGCCGGGATGCCTGCTGAGTAGCCAAGAAACGCATAAAGTGATGCGCGTCCTCTTGACTGCCCGCCGAGAAATTCTGGGTCAGGTCCAGGCGCGTGACGCGCGCGCCGGTCCAGTGAGGCTTGTCGTCCTGGCCACCGGCGACGGAGACGCGCAGGCGCTCACCAGTGGTAAAAGCAGGAAGGCCCATAGATCGCAGGATGGCATTGATCCGGTCCACGCACTGCGCAAAAGTGAAGCCAAACACGTTATCAGGCCGACCGAAGCGGGAAACGTTGCCATCGAACCAGACCGTTTCGCCGTCGCACCTGACCTGGCAGCTAGTGGAGTGCGAGCCCTCGACCTGAGATTTTTTGAGCATGGTACAGACGTGCGAGCCGTCGGCGTCGTACCGAACGAAAGCGCCATCGTTCACGAGGGGCAAGCCCTGGCCGTGCGTCTGGTAGATGCTCACCCAGTCGCAAAAAGTGGCTTCTTGCGTCAGGTCTTGCCGGGGTTTTTCGGGCTGAAAGTTGTTGTGTTTTTCGGCGTAAATCCCACTGGTGGGACTAAAGTGACGTGTTACATGCACGTCACGCCCTGCGGGCGCCAAAAAGTCGGGGGCAAAAACCGCAGCCATCAGACCGCCGAAGGAAGGGCAGCGCGAGCAGCGCGGGCAGCACGACCGGAGAAGCCGGGGACGATGTGAGCTTCTGAACAGGCCACCCACCGACCGCGAGGAGACCGAAACAAGCGCCAAGCTGTGTACTCGGTGCGGGCAAAGTCAAGAGGTAGGCAAGAGCAAAGACGGCGGAAAAGACCGCAAGGTGACGAAAGCATGGAGCGGCTTAGTCCATAGGTGCCTGATGTGTCGTAAACCGTGCGTTGTGCTGGTGTCGATTGCATAATTGCTTTAACCCCTGTCAGTGCATATCTAAATGGATACGCAACTATAACTTGTAGTCCAAATGCAAGTTATTCTGTTTTTGCTAACATAACATCTGATGCTGTAGTTACTACAATTGGTACAATCATTGGTGATGAATGGATTGATGTAACTGAGTCTGCAAATACATGGAATAATATTTCCGCTTCAAATGATTCGTGGACAAATGTATCTGCTGGAAGTAACACATGGACTAGTATTTCTTCTGATAGTAATTCATGGTCAAATATACCTGCTGAAAGTAATACATGGCTCAAACAAAATTAGTATTTGGTGAGTGGTTACCAGATCAACCTGGTGTTACTGGCGCTCTTACAGAGGCTAAAAACTGCATTCCTGTCACCAATGGCTTTAAACCAATGCAATTAGAGGCAGATTTAAGCGGGAGCGCAGGTCAAACTTTGCTAACAGTTTTTGCTGGTAAGTATGCCCAAGTATCTACATTGTTTGCTGCTGGTGCTAGTCAAATATTCAAATACAATAATTCGACTAGAGCATTAGAGGCAATGACTACAACAGGATACACAGATGTTGTATATTGGGATGTTGTTCAATTTGGCGCTGTAATGTTGGCTGCAAATGGCTTGGATAAGATACAGG